TAATACATTTACAGAGATCTTTCTAGATTCGAGAAAGAATACACTAGTTTCTGGTACAAACGGAAATGGTAAATCTTTTGCATTTCTAGATTCTATTACCTTTGCTCTATTTGGTAAACCATTCCGAAAAATCAACATTCCTCAACTTGTAAATACAATCAATAAGAAAGATTGTCTTGTTGAGTTGGATTTTGAAATTGGAACAGATAAGTATCTTGTTCGTCGTGGTCTTTCGCCAAAGATCTTTGAGATCTATAAGAACGGCGAGTTATTAAATCAAGACGCAAAGAACAAGGATTACCAAGAACATTTTGAAGAACAGATTCTGAGAATGAATTATAAGTCATTTACTCAGGTTGTCATTCTAGGCAGTTCTTCTTTTGTTCCATTCATGCAACTTCCTGCTGCCGATAGACGATCCGTTATTGAAGACATTCTTGACATCAACGTATTCACATCAATGAATACTATTCTTAAGGGAAGAATTTCAGAAACAAAGACTGTGCTACATGCATATGATTCTGATCTAAATCTTGAGAATGAAAAGATGCAGTTGAAGAAGAAGTTTATTCAAAGTCTGAAGAACAAGAGCAGTGAGTCTATCGACAAGATCAATGAAAAACTCAAAGCATTGAATGCAGACTGTGAAAAGATTTCAAAGAAGAAGAAGGAGCAAGAAGACAAACTTGCTTCTATCTCTTTTGATTTGCCAACCAAGATAAAGGTAGAAAAGACAGTAAAGACACTTGAAAAACTTAAAACACAAATTCAACAAAATCACGACAATTGCAATAAAGAAATTGGGTTTTACCATGACAATGATAATTGCCCAGTATGCAAGCAGGCGATTACTGAGGAATTTAAAAAAGAGCAAGTAGGCTCAAAGAATTCAAAATTGGATGAGTATACTAAGGCTGTAGGTGAGATTGAAACAAAACTTACAGAAGCAGAAACTCAACTGGAGAAGTTTGAATCTGTTCAAAATGAAATTGCTGATCTTAAGTTAGCCATAGTACAATCAAAAAGCACATATGAGAATCTAACAAATAACATCAAAGCCTTAACAAAAGAACTTGAACAATCTTCTGTTAGCAGTGCAGAGATTGATGTGGAAACAGAAGAGATGGAAAAGATTCAAACAAGAATCGATATCATCAAGGATGAGCGAGTCAAACTACAAGAGAATCTTCGCTGTATGGAGATCGCCTCTATTCTTCTCCGCGATTCTGGAATCAAGGGAAAGATCATTAAGAACTACTTGCCAATCATTAACAAGACAGTAAACAAGTTCTTGACTGCTATGGATTTCTTTGCTCAGTTTAATCTAGATGAAGAATTCAACGAGACAATCAAGAGCCGTAATCGTGATACATTTAGTTACATGAGTTTCAGCGAAGGCGAAAAGATGCGTATCGATTTGTCATTGCTGCTGGCATGGCGTGAAGTTGCAAGAGTAAAGAACAGCGCCAACTGCAATCTTTTGATCCTAGATGAAGTATTTGATTCATCGCTTGATGCTGTTGGTGCAGAAGAATTTATGAAACTTCTAACTGGTCTTGATTCGAAGACTAATATCTTTGTAATCTCGCACCGGGCAGATTCGTTGGCTGATAAGTTCTCTACAATTATTACTCTTGAAAAGAAGAAGAACTTCAGTAAACTAAATGTCTCATGATTCTAGCAACACCTGAAGATTACTTGTCTATAGTTGAAGGATGGGAAGATCCTAATCCTAGACCTATTATTACCATAGAAGAAGGCATTCATGTTGTTCGTGATGATCTTCTTGGTGGTGGTTCCAAGATGCGTTTCATCGATCATATGGTGAAGACTTGGCCATACAAAGAGTTTGTCTATGGGAGTTCTCCTGCTACTGGATATGCACAGATTAGTTTTGCCAAAGCAGCAGCAAGGTATGGTAAGAAGGCTGTGATATTCATGGCTCAACGGGACATGAGCAAACTCCATCCTTATCAGCAGGAAGCAATAGCAGCCGGTGCTGATATGCGTTGGGTTCCGAATGGAATGTTGAGCGTTACCGAAAAGAGAGCCAAAGATTATGTGAAGGAAGATCCTACCAATCGTGTGTTGATTCCTATTGGTGGCGATCATCCTGATGTTTTGGCTTGCATTGTTAAAGTTGCACGATATAATATCGGTATGGTTCCAGATGAAGTTTGGACTGTTGGATCTAGCGGAACACTAACACGCGGACTTCAGTTAGCGTGGCGATTCACTAGATTCAATGTTGTTACAGTTGGACATAAAGGAGATTATGGTAGAGCAAAGGTCTATGAATGTAAGATACCATTCAATAAGCCAGCAAAAGTTCTTCCACCATTTCCATCTGCACCAACTTACGACGCAAAGGCATGGGAATTCATTAAACAACACGCAAGGGGTGTTTCCCTATTTTGGAATGTAGGCGCATGAACAACTACGGTTTCTATGAACGAAATGATTATGTAATTAACTCAAAAGTCAATGTACTTTTTGAGGATCTTCTTACTATGACTCCAGATCAATTCAAGGAGTGGGTTAAGGAGATGCGTAAAGAGATTCTACACTCTTGGGACACATATGGTTGTCCTCCACGCACCGGAAAGAATGAATCAGATATTGTTGATCAATTTAATAAAATGACAACATATCCAGTTTCTCAGTTTACTCATACAGATGATCTAAACGCAGATGGAACTGTTGATGATGTTATTATCAATAAGGCTAGAATTGGTGGAGAAGCCGATCAGTGGTTCTCCAATATGATGAAGACTCGTATTAATTACACCGAAAAGGATAATGGTTATTCGGTTTATGATCTCTTTGCAGATGACAAATTCCAAGATCGTGTTGTTCGTGGTGCAATGCGTCATCTTCGTCGTGATTCATTTTATCGACATGCTCTCTCTGCGATAAAGCACAACACAAAGTATGCAATCGTTGATGTTGATTCTGGTGAAGAATGGTTAGAAGCATTCTTTGGAAGTCCTTCTATTTTTGAGGGATATGACTTCATGCTAGAAGAAGTAGAGATCCGTGATGGATTCAATACTGGGTATTTCCAGATTCAACAGAGTGATATTCTACAAATCACTAAAGATCAATTTGTCATGTGGAAGCCAAAGATGTCATACAGACATTACTCCACATTTGATTCAGAGAACCTACAGGATAATAAAGTATATTCTATACGGATTTACAAAAAAGGTGAACGAGTTTTTCCAGCCGGATTTGCATCCTTTCGTATTGGATATATTCAGGTTGCTGTCAACTTCCCACCACTGACTGCTAAATACTTGTATGAGCGATACACAAACCACATTCAACAAAATAGTCCAATCCATATCTACGATCCTTCAAGCGGCTGGGGAGGTCGCATTCTGGGTGCTATGTCTGTTCGGGATGATCGGGTTGTTCACTACATTGGCACTGATCCTAATAGTGACAATCATCATGCGCCTGGTTCTAGATATGGGGATTTGGCTACATTCTTTAACGAAAAAACTTACAGAAGTAATCCATTCTTTAGTCACACGAATACATTTGAAGTCTTCTGCGAAGGTTCAGAAGTAATAAAAGACAATCCATCTTTCCAGAAATATAAAGGAAAGATTGATCTAGTCTTTACTTCGCCGCCGTACTTCAATCGTGAAGCCTATTCTGATGATCCTGAACAATCATATAAGAAGTTCAGTACATATGAATCTTGGCGTGATGGTTTCTTAAAGCCAACTCTTCAAACTTGCTTTGAGTATCTTAAGAATGATCGTTATCTCTTGTGGAATATTGCCGATCTGTTAATTAATGGCGAATACCTTCCACTGGAAAAAGATTCCAGAGATGTTCTTGAGAGCCTTGGTATGGAATATAAGGGCATGTTAAAGATGGCTCTTGAATCTATGCCGGGGCAGAACCGACTTGATGAAAATGGTGTGCCAAAGTGTAAAAACTATTGCAAAGTTGACGGAACTTATCTAAAATATGAACCGATATTCGTATTCTATAAGCCATGACAAAGCAAAACACTGAAGACATTTTCTACGGTAAAGAACCCAATTGGAAGAACTGGACAAAGGAAGACTTTGCAGACATTGAAAAGGTTGCATGGTCACTTGCTCTTGCTGCTAATTGGTATAATGTTCGATATAGCGAACGAGATTATCGATCCGCTGTATTGGATTATGCAGATCGCTTGAAGATCAAGGATCGTGATTTCCTTCGTAAACTTGGAACAGAGAATTTTGAGTTCCGATCAATCGGTGGTAAGTGTCAGTCTGCAAATAAAGGCTGCATTCTTCCTCCGATGTTTCAACAGGCTGTAGATGATACTATTGCGAAACTTATCGAGCGCGGCAAACTGGTTTCAATCGATAGTCATCCCGAAGAAATCATTTCGGTTCGTGATCGTGTTCGTTTGCAGTCATATGTTCTTGCTGCTGAACTAGAAGAAGCCATCGATGAATACATGGAATACCTCCGTGGAAATCGACCACACTATAAGCAATTCGATATTGAACAGTGGTTGACATCTGCTGAACCAAGCGGAATGCATTGTGAGTTTATGTTACAATCATTCGATCCTCGTACAGAGGAACTAAAGATGGCTCTTCTTGGGGAAAACAAAGAACTGCTAGAAGGTTATAGTTTCTTTAGCAAGTCAAAACTTCGGAAGTTCTATGACTTCCACAAGATGCTATGTGATCATCTCAAGTTGCGTATGTCTATTGTTAAAAGCAATAGAAAGCCTCGAAAGAAGAAGAAGCGTAAGCCAGAACAAGTAGTAAAGAAGTTGAAGTATCTTGCAAAGGATACAAATACTGGCGCAGAATCTATTCTGCCAGAAGATATCATTGGTGCTTCGACTATTATTACCTACAACACGAAGACTCGTAAGGCTACTTTGTTTGTTGGAGATCCAAGCCAGGGTGGTCTAACGGTAAAGGGATCTAGCATCATTGGTTTTGATCTAGATCAATCGAAGGAAAAGACTGTAAAGAAGCCAGCAGATTTTATCAAGGTAGCAAAGAAAGATGGTGTTCGTGCTATAAATAATGCATGGAAGGCAATTAACACTAAAGAATCTTTGCCAAAGGGACGAATTAACGGACACACTTTGATTCTTCGAGCCATCAAATGAATTACGACAATTTAAACTTTAGAGGCAACTACCGAGCATATGATGAGAACGGAAAACTCATCGTGTATAAGGCTGGTGATGTTGTTAATTATAATGGCGAAACATACATCGCCAAATATACAATTTCTGAAACATCACCAGCACATGCTGGATGGTCTTTGATGGGTGGCGGAGTTCGTTTTTATTCTGCTTCTACACCACCACTAAGTCCAAATGCCGGAGATGAATGGCTAGATGTCACCACGGGAAAGATTTATAAGTATATTGATGATGGTGACAGTAGCCAGTGGGTAAATATTTATTGACTTATTGACTCTTTCGCTTATAATAAAGCAAAAGAGGTGCAACATTATACTCCTAGATAACAATCAAATAATTCTCGCTAGTATCTTTCAGTCAATGAAGGATTACCCTGAACTGAATGAAGAATATATTCGCCATATGGTTCTGAACACTTATCGTAAGTATAATTCAGAATTCCGTGGTGAGTATGGACAACTTGTAATCTGCAATGATTCAAGCAACTGTTGGCGCAAAAAGATTTTCCCACAGTACAAGCAAAACAGAAAAAAGAATCAGAGCAATTCTGATATGGATTGGGATGCAATTTACGATAGTCTCCATAAGATTCGTTCGGAGATTCGTGAAGTGTTCCCATACAAGAGCATCACGGTGGAGACAACCGAAGCCGATGATATCATCTTTGTTCTTGCGAAGCACTTTCACAAGATAGAGAAGATTCTGATTCTATCGAATGATAAAGATTTCATGCAACTTGGCGTATTTGAAAATGTTTTTCAATATAGTCCTTTGAAGAAGTCTTATATTAGCACGGACAATCCAAAGATGTTCTTGTTGGAACACATTGCCCGTGGGGATTCCTCAGACGGAGTTCCAAACATTCTTTCTGATGACGATACTTTTGTAAACGAAGATAAGTCACAGAAGAGACTTACAACTAAGGTTATGTCTAAAGTTATGGATGACATCGTGAATAACCGCATTCAGGAGTTACCATTCTATGACAGAAACAAGTCTATTATTGATCTATCTTGCATCCCTGTGGATTTGGAGCAAACGATCCTTAATGAATTTGAAAAGCCAATTGCTGGCTCAAAAGCAAAAGTTATGTCATACATGATCGAAAAGAAACTAAAGAATCTATTGGAGAATATCGAGGATTTTTAAATGTCAGAACACTATAAAGGAA